ATTATAGAGCGCCGTTTTGCCTATAAGATCATAAAGGCACGGCACACCGTTTGCATCGAGACACGGGACAAGCCGCTGTGCATCGCCGTCGGTGTAGCTATATAACCGCATAACAGCCTTATTGCCCGACCAGTTGTTGTTGCCGACGTCAAATATCAATCCGTTTGTCGGCGTCTCGAAGTCGGCGACATCGCTCCAAGATTTTTTTAAAATATCATTGACCCACACGCCGGCTTTGTTTATTTGGATTTTTGTTCGTTCCAATGATGAAGCCGCCGTAAAACGGTGCTTTTGATACTCGGAAAAGTCGCCGGAGAAAACAATCGGATTTTTGTTTTGAAACAGCGTAAGATTATTTTTCAACGCACTCTCGCGCGACCCGAATATGCCCGCGTCCCTGTTTATTTCACCGACTATCCTGAAATCTATGGTGATATCAGAATCCTGCGTCAACTTGCGCCCGGTGTCGATGTACTGAGTGCCCGACGATTGGATATATTCCAATGCGGTATAGCCATCCGGCAGTCCGCTCTGCGCTTGCGCCTCTTGCCATATAAATCTGCGCCTGTTCAAATGCCCTCACCGACCTTCTGCGCCGCCAAAATTTTGTCTTTGAAGCTCAGCTCCCATGTTTCGCCGTTTTTAAAATCCGGCGCAGTGCCGATGTACCTTGTGCCTGACGGCAGAGTAACCGTGACATTGCCGCTTGCCGCAAAGGTTAAGCGTATCCAGCACTCGAAGTCGCCTACTGGATAGTTCAAGGTTAGCGTTGTAACATCAGTCAAGCGATATTCCGTATTGTCAGCAAGTGTTATCGTTGTGCCACTTGTGACCTGCGACGGCTTAGCTTGTTTGTTGTCCCATATATTGACCTTTTCGGCGGTTATCTCATCTAAAATGCTCTTGTTATCGTGTTCATGGGCTTTATTGGCAACCGGAATATATGTGTTGTTGATAAAATTCTGCAAGCTAACATCAACCGTGCCTGCTGCGCCCTGCAAGGTAACGCCTATATATTTTGCGTACATACCTGCAAGCGCGTAATATATAGCCGTGTCAAGTCCTGCTTTTACGGTATTTTCTTCAATCTCAGCCCACGGAAATTCTGTTTGGACTTCTTCGGGCAGTTCGTAGTTGACATCTGCTGCTGTTGCTGCGCCACCGCCGCCTAAAGCCTTGCCATCATAGGTCGGCTTGCCGTCTGACTCCGCAAATTTATCAAGCACTGCTTTGTTATCATGGCCGTGCCGTGCGGCGGTGTTCTGGTTGACTTCATCCACAATGCCGGGCTGTCGCGGATCTATGATGGAACTGTCACCGTCCGCTGTTTGAGAGAAGTGCAGCCTCACCATTCTGGACTTATAAATCTGTTCACTGCCGACATATCCGATAAGCGTTACGCAGCAGTAGGGTGTTGCCGTGACCGCCGACGGCAAAGGATATGGAAGTGTCCCGTCCGTGGTCTGCAGGATTATCTCCGACAGACCGCCGGGCTCAAAACAAAGGCGATACACTGCCTCTGACGGCATGATAGCCGGCGGAGTAACAATAAGCTCCGTGGCGTAATGCTCTCCTATTATTCCGGCTTCACAGTCGTATCTGTTCTCGGCAAAATTAAGCCGACACTGTCTCATCTTCTTCAACAATAGTTTCACCTGCTTCCCGGTCTTTGTCGTCCTCTTCGAGCGAGGACAGCAGTTTGTTGAGTTCGTCTTTAATGCCGATGCACACCATGCGGCAATTCTCATAGGTTTTCTGTTCGGCTTCAATCTCGGCTATGCGAGATTTGATTTTTTCTACTGCTTTTGAATCTGTCATATCATCACCTCGTGATTGTTATTGTGGTGCTATTTTAATCGACTTACCCGCGCCATATCTGACATAAACACCGTCATTACCAACGATAATATAACCTGTATATTTCGAACCGGTGAGCTTCAGTGTAATTTCACCGTCAGCGTTTTGATAGATGTCACTTCTGGCGACAATAGCATTGTTCTTATCACAGACCTCTATTGCACCGGACGGTAAATTCGATGGTCCGCCAACGCCAAACGCCGCCGAATACAGATCCAATCCGCCGATAGGTCTATAATGTTTCAACCCCGCAAACTGGTTGTATCCAAGAGGATTGGTTATCAGAGTTTTTCTTATTTTGGTTGCATCCGCCTCTATTCGCATCCAATCGTATTGCCAAGCAGTCTCCATATCCGCCCATGGCTTTGCGGAGGTTACATAGTCTGCACCATTGTTCACGGACTTACCGAAGCGGAATCCGGCATTGCTACTGCCGCTAAGCGTATAATCAACCGTAGCAAATGTTGCATACCAGTTTGCTACGGTTGAACTCTGCCAGACAAGCGTGTTTGCCATGCCAAAAAACTGCTGGCTGCCCTCACTCGCAGTTCCGGTGCTTTGATAAAGTTTAAGCACGCCCGATGATAGATCCGCTTTATACCCCTCACTTTCTGCCGTAAATGAGCCATCTTTTACCTTTATGCCCTGCGCATTTATGGTCGTTGTTGCGTTGCTCAGTTCGGACGGTGAACCGAGATTATCAAAACGGATATTTATCTCGTTGCTCAGCTGTTCGATAGTCGACGAAGTGACATAGTCACCTTCGATTTTTGTCACCTTTGACTGGATGCTGCTCGCAGTCTGCTTCAGCGTGCTTACCTCGCCGGACAATCCGTTCATATTCTGGACGAGTGTTTGTATGCTCAAGTTCTGGTGGTCAACCTGCAGCTGCACCTTTTTGAGTGTCTGTATAACGCTGCCGGCCATTTTGTAATCGGTTTTTCTGACTGTCTGAGCCTCTGCGGAAAGCTTTGACCTGATACGCGCAGTAGTTTCTATTTGCAGCACCGTCGCCGCGAAATATGTCCCGTCTTTATCCTGAACGCTTACGGTGTCGTTCAAATCAAAAATATAATCATCAATGCAGTCGGTGATTTGAAACGGAACAATCGACATACCGAAGATTTGCGCGGCAACGGTTTTTATGCTGCTTTCGCGCGTCTTGTCGATGAAAGGATTGTCATCTATGCGCCACTGATAGAGATTCTCCGGTGCGGTAGCCGGATATGTGATATCGTCGTCGTATCCGTCATGTCCTAAAACCAAAGAGTTTATTGCGCCGAATTTCGGTTCTTTTGAAACAGTCTTATACCGCGCCTTGCCTATCTGAATGCCCGTACTGACCGGCTTGCTTATGCGCAGTCCCCCGGTACGGCTTATCTGAGCTATGCAGCCGCCGAGTTCGGCGGCGCGGGAGATTAACTCTCTGTCTGTAACAGATGTATCTATATTCGGCGCTTCTGTCAGCTTAAAGGTCGACATCGGGAAGGTCGTCGTCTCGAGCGTAATGCCGTGACGCGTGCATATCTCCCGCACGAAAGCGCCCAATGTTGTCGGATAAGTCAGGCTGCCGCCATACGCGCAGTCAAAAAGCACTGCACGGTCAGTACCTTTAAAAGATATTGACCGCGCAGTTTTGTTGTTTGTAATGTCCTCATCCTTTGCAGTAAAAAGACCCATCGGAATCCATGTCACCGCACCGTCTATCTCAAGGCCGCGATATACCGACACTTCTTTTCCGTTAAGGTTAACAGAGCCGTTGAGATTGTATATCTCGAATTCACAGCTCTTTGACGGGAACCCGCCTATCATTTTACTGTTGGAATGCGATATCTTCGGATATGTCCTCAAGTGTTGCTGTCCGGTATAGGTTACACCGCCGACCACAATCTTTGACTTCGCCGCACGAACCCTGGATGACGCTATGTAGTTTTTATAGCTTGTACTCGCTGCATACATTTTTTCGTCCTCCTTAGTTCGGTACCGTCTGAACGAAGCGCAGCTCAAACGCCTCAATGACATATTCGCCGTTGATCAGCGCGTGTGCCGTCACTGCGTCAGAAACCGGGTACATCGTTTTTGTCAGAAACGTGCCGGCGCGCAGGTCATAAAATTTTACAGTGCATTCGGTCATCGCCCTGACCTGCAGGATTTTTCTGATTTCCGCCTCGGTTTTATCCTTTTCAAAGGTCAGAACAAGCTTATCGCGCTCCGGCAAAACCTCGCGAATCATCAGATTTTCATCGGTTGCTCCCGACCCTTCCGAGTCGGTCTGCGGATATTCCCAGCCTATTCCGTCGGCTTCGAGCGTTATGCTGCCGTTTATAAGCACTTCATATTTTTCCACGCATTACACCTCCAAAAGGATCCTGCCCTCGGCAACCTGGGCTTCGTTGATAGTCTTGATAATCGTTCGGCCGTCGGGGTAATGGATAAGCAGTTCGATTTGCAGTTTGACCTTTTGGGCAAGCCCGCCGACTTTGGCAAGTGCAAGCTCGACCTGCTCGCGAATCTTAGATTCGGGCGACACTATTTCGCCCTCGCGTGTGTTATCACCAACTATGGCGAGCTGCGGATTGTTGGCTGCCACCCAGGCGCCCTGTGCCAGACGCGGAAGCTTCACGGCGGGAATCTGTTTTATGTTAAAGCCTAAAGACCTCCCGCCTATTCCGGGTACCCAGTCAGGCACATCCCACCGGATTGAATTGAAGCCGTGTATCAGCTTGTTTATACCGCCGCCGATACGGTTCACGAGGTTTTCAAACAGAGCTATTATGACATTGAGCGGAGCTTTTACGCTCGCTGCCATAGTGTCAAACGCACCCTTGAAGATGTTTTTAATACCGCTCCACGCCTTTGACCAGTCCCCTGTAAAGACGCCCGTTATGAACTGTACAATGCCTTTAAGCACTGTAATTATCCCGTTCGCGCGGTCTATAAAGCCGGCTATTATGGGCTCGACAACATTCATCATATTCCGAAAACAGGTAACGATGACGGGATAAAGGCGATCCTGCACCCACTTTACTAAGGGCATGATGACCTTGTTGTAAATTTCAAGCGCGTCCTGTACCAATTCCAAAACAAAACCGGCAATGTTATCCGCCAACGGCTTTATATGCTCCGTCCACAGCCGGGTTACCGTAGCCATAATGGTGTTCCAGCACGGTTTCAGAGAGTTGTTCCAGGTGTTTAAAAGCGAGTTCTTAACGTTCTCGATAGCAGCTCTGATGTTCTCGAAAATCGGCGCACCGTATGTTTGCCATTTGTCGTATACAACATCCCATGTGTCGCGGTAAACCCACATGAAAACGCGCAACGCGGGAACCGCACCTTCGCGCCAAGTTTTGTCAAAAATCTCTTTCACCGAGCCGTATAATGTTTCCAATGTTTCTACGCATTCGGTGTAATACTGCGTTATCACCGGCAGACCCTTTGTTATGAATTTTTTAAGACAGGGATACACCGCAACATCCCACAAATCGGAAAAGACCGTATTGGCGCTGTCGTACAGTCCCAAAAAGATATCAGCTGCCGCGTGACAAAACGTTTCAAAAAACTTTTTCAGATCTGTCGACGCCCAATTTTTAATAGGCGATTCGAGCTTGCGAAGATCCTCCCAAACCTTTTTGAATATCTTTTTTGTGCGCTCGACCTGTCGCTTGAGCTCTTGCCGCTCCTTTTCAAATCCCGCAGCAAAGCCCTCCCAAAAAGTCGAGAGCTTTTGCTTCAGCTCGTCAAGACGGGTGTCAACAGCGGAAACGCCGCTTGTTATTGCCGAGGTTGTAGGATCAGCTGCCGCCACTCCTGAAGAGCCACCAGTGCTTGTATCCGACGAGCTCGACTTGCTCAGCACATTGATCTCGTCGTATGACGCAAAAGCCTTTTTGACCTTTTTTGCGGCTTTTTCGGCAGCCGTGCCGGTGTTGTCAATAGCCTCGGCGGCCTCCGTTGCCCCCGCAGTTACGCCGCCAAGGGATGTCACATCGGGCATCTCAAGCCCGATTGATGCCATCGCCGTTTTCAGCAGACCCAAAAACTTCAGCAGCGCGTCAAGCGCGGTCTGAATTGCCGGGATAAAAAGGTTTAGTATCGGTATTATCACATTGCCGATTTCTGTTTTTAATGACGTGAATGTCGCAGACAGTTTTGCGACCCTGCCGGCGAAAGTAGTGGCATATTTTGCCGCGTCGCCTGTCTGCCACTTTGTTTCCTCCATGATGCCGTTGACTTCGGCTTCTATCTTCTGCTGCTGCGTAAGTGCGTTTGTTGTTGTGCCGATAGACTTGGCATAATCTTCCCACATTTTCGCCACATTCTTGGTAACACCTGCGTTGTCAACAAGGATAGAATTTTCGTTTTTCAGACCCTCCGTCGCCGTGGAGATGGCATCACCATATGAATAAGACGCCTGACGGCCAAATGCCGCGGCATCTTTCAGCGCGGTCATCGTCTTTTCTATCTGCTCGGTATTGTACCCGCGAGCCGCGAGGTTCTTGTATGCCGTCACAGCGTTGTTAAGAGGCACAAGACCGTCAGAAATATAATCCTGGATAAACCTGTTTGCTTCGCCGAATGACTTCTTCTGCCCGTTCAGGATGGAACTCAGACCCACCCACGCGGACTGCGTCTCGCTCGCCACCTCAACACACTTTTTGCCGAAAGAAACGACGGCGGCCGCCGAAAACGCAACGCCTATTGCTTTGCCGACCTTGCCCATCGCGGACGAAAACACGCTCTGAGCCTGTCCTGCGGCGCCCTTTATTTCTTTTTTGAACGCGCTTTGATTCGCCTTTATGTCGAAGAAAACAGAACCGACATTTGTGCCCAAAGGCATATTCTCACCCCCCTGCAAGATTTTTAAAGAGCTGTTGGAACTGTTCCAAGGTCATTGTGTACTGTACGCTCTCCGCTTTCGCGGCGCGGAACCGCTGCCACTTTCGGCGGATATCCTTCTCGGCATTCGTCATCTCGTGTATCTTCTTCGGGTCCTTTTCGGATCTGACCGAGATAACATATCCGAGCGGCGTATCGTGCATAATGCCTGCCAACAGTTTCCTGTACTCCCTGACCGATATATCTTCCGTCAGAAGCCTAATACCGTACTGTTTGGCAAATGACGCTACAATAAGCGGCTCGTCAAACTGCTCGTCGTAGTAGGCTTCCTCGGTTAGTTTTTTCTTTTTTTTGCTGCTTTCTTGAGGTCTTCATAGTCCTCGCCGGTTATGGCGGCCATAACATAGTAAGACAGATTCATATAGCCGGAAACGGATATGTCGCTGTTTACCAGCTCGGCAACAGCTTCCTTGCCGAGCGCAAGGGTGAGGATTTCCATGTCGGAATCGTCTCCGCCCTTTTCCTGCGCCTGCTGAATTTTGTCCCATGTGGACTTTCTGTCATCGACGAGATAGAGCTTATCGCCGATTTTAAGCTGCGGATGATTGTCACCCGAAAGAATGGCATCGCCCGTGTCGATTATTCTCATGCTGCTTTACTCCTTTAAATAAAAAATACGGACTGCCGCGAATCACGCAGCAGTCCTGAAATTATGAGCCCGTAGCCGGTGTATAGGTCGGCTTACCGTTGCTGATAAGGTCAAACGCCAGGGGGTTGACGGCGGTTGCATCGTCACCGGCATAGTCGCTCACCGAGACGACTACATCGCCGGTAAACGTCGCACCGTCGGGGAATGTCACCTTGATTTTGGAATCGCAGTCGCGTCCGTTCTTGAGCGCGAGTCCTGCAATATAATCGTTGCCGGGGTCACCGACATTGCGCTTGCCGCTCATGGAAAGCGTGTATGACTTCGCGGTCGCCAGCGCCCTCTGCCAGCCGTCCTCGGTGATTGAGTTCCAGGTCTCTACGCCGGTCTCAATCGAAAGCTTTGCATTTTCCATGTCGGCTATCGGCGCAAATGTCGAGCCGCTTGTGCATATCTCGATGTCGAGATCATACACCGGGAAAACTCCTGAAAAATTAGCCATATTTTCACTCCTTTTTATTTGTCGTAATAGACATCGAATTCAAAAGAATATTCATATACTCCGTTGCCGTCTGTCCCCAAGTCAATAGGACCGTCATAGCGGGAGATAACGAATGCCTTTTTCCCGTCGATTTCAAAGTTTTTCTCATCGAAAAAGTCGTAAATGCTCTGCGCCTTGTTTTCGGCTGCATCTGCATTTCGTGTCCAGCGCAGCAGAACCGTAACAGACAGCATGCCGTAGCTTCTGTTGACTTTACCGCCCACAGTCTGCACCTTTGCCGAGCCGACTCGGGAGTGATAGAAACAAATCGCTCTCTCAGCGTCGTCGTCTATCTTCCCGATGGAGATAGTGTCCGTCCAGCTGTATGCGGTTTTAAAAAAGTCTTTTAATACTTTCAGCGTCATCCGCCGCAGCTCCTTTGCATGAATTTCGCGAAGACCCGCTTTGCATAATCCTTTTTCTGACCGGAGATATACGGCTCGAACCACGCTCCGCCCGCCGCTTTGTTTTCAGTCCGATTGAAATTGTACTCGGGGTGAAAATAAAGCCTGCGGGCATACGGCGTATCGGACACGATATATACCTTGCCCGTGGCCGCTTCTTTGTCGTCGATGAAAGTGGAGCGGTTCTGCAGCTGTCCGGTCTTGAACGGCATCGTCTCCGACTGCTGAAGATCCGTCTTCAGCGCGTCTGCCGTTTTCACCAGGTTGCGGAAAATTGCTTTTTCAATGAGGTTTATGTTTGCTGTGTTGAGCTTCACTGTGACCTTCATTTCAGCTCAAACTCCGTATGATTCACCGTACCATCCGGATTTTTGGCTCTGATGCCCGAATAGATTGTCATTTCGCGTTTGTGAATGGTAATCGTACCGCTCGATATTTCGCGCATCTTCGGCGCAATATCGCCTTTTACGATAACCTTGCCGACAAGCTCGGTATATTTACCGTCTTTGTCGTACAGCCGTTTCCTGCGCTCGGAATAGATGCAGGAGGCTTTTATCGGGGCGTGAGTCTTCGGCTCTCCGTCCTCACTGATGTCGGGCTCGTCAAGCCGTATTTCGCAAGGCGTAACGCAAAGGAAATCCGGGAACGGCAGTTTCTTAATGCTGTTTGCCATCATGATATCCTCCCTGTAAGTCCGGTCTGCTGCAGCAGGGCATACGCTACGGGACTCATTCCGAGTTGCTCGTAGACCTTGCCGGAATCCTTGACCGTAACGCTTATGTCAAGCACGCTATAGCTCTGTATACCCGAGCCGTCATATCCGTTTTCGTGAATATAATCCGCCTGGTAACATGCGGCGAGCCTGATTTTTTCCTGCTGAAACTCGGTAAGGTTTTCAAAACCGCGCCCTTTGATGCGGTTGAAGGTCGCTTCGTCAATCTTTATCTCGGCCAAAGACAAAGAGGCTTCGATTTCACACGAAGCCTCCTGCGTACCGTGAAAAGATTCTAAGTAGAAATTGACGTCAGCATACATTATGCATCAACTCCGTCAAGCGATATCGGTGTCGACAAACACGCTGTCGACCTTGTTATCCTTGCCGTTGGGGAATACGAATACATCGGAGAAAGCACGGTTCTGATACAGCCAACCGTCGCCCTCGGTGTGCGCTCCCGGTGCGAAGAAGTAAATACTGTTGACCTTCGGCACGAACTTCGTGGTAAGAGGCGAAGCAATCAGGATATTGATCTTCTTCGAGCCGGCAGCATCAACCTCGTAGTAGCTCGAAGTGGACGGATTGCCGGTCGGGCTCTTGACGGCGGTATACTTTTCACCGCTCTTGGTGTAATAGGTCTTGCCGGCAACAACGCTGGTATCGGCTGACGCCTTATAGGTCGTCTCTGCAGGTGCGAAACCGCCATCCTCTCCGTCAAAGTCGAAAGTGTCATAGAACACCTCGTCGTCGATGACCTCGAATACAGGGACACCGTCAATCTTTGTGACGCGGGTCTCGATACCGATGCCGCCCTCTGCGATCTGAGTCATCTCGATTTTCTTGGCAAGCTCAGTGCTCTGCTCGAGAAGATCCATTATTTCCGATCTGGCATAGACGATAAGCGCACCCATCGCCTTGTATCTGCGAAGCTTGCCGGAGCCGAGTGCCTTTTTGATTTTGGCAAAGACATTGGCAGCGGTATAATCACTGAGCTTTGTTTCGGTATGATAGCCGTCGAGCGTCTTTGCCTTTGTCGCGACGCGGGAGAAGAAGAGGGCGTTCGCCTCGGGCACCTCCTGGGTGCGGACGAATACCTTGGAGATGTTCTCCATCGATGCGGTCGCATTGGTCTCATCAACATCAAGCTTGTCGACAAGGAACTCCACATCTCTGTCGTGTTTGAGGGTAAAAGGAACATCGGTCTGGACGAAGGAACCCCTGTTCCAGCCACCGTTCCTGTTGTGGCTCTTATAGCCACTGGTTGACATCTGAGTGAAATGGAAGGTCTTAGCCGAAAGCCATCTCACCGAGGTCGTGATAAAGGGAGAAACGAGCGAATCCTGGGTGAGGATCTCAAGAAGCTCAGGCTCCCACTTTTCTGCATAGTTTGCCGTATTAGGCATTTTTCAACACTCCTTTAATAGTTAAATCTGTTCCAGCTCTTCTGAGCCGTCTTCCTGGCGGGCTCTTTCTTGCTCTTGTCTTCCTGACCGTCCCCGCCTATGCTGAATCCGGGTCCCCCGTCCTCAGCCTTATCGGTCAGCTCTGTCCACGTTTTGAGCAGTTCGGTGACTGCGGCGGAAGCTTTTTCGCGGCTGAATTTGCCGTCATCGTCGAGGCAGTCCGCGCGGTCGATGAGTTTGACCGCCTTAGACACCTTGTCTGCTTTGACATGTGCCGCGAGCATCACAGCTTCCAGGACTGCGCCTTCGGCCATTGCACGAGCCTCTGCGAGTTCGGCGGCTGCTCGGGAGTTCTGCTCCGCGCCGTCCGTCTCCGGCTCTTCCTGCTTATCAAGCTGCGCCTTCTCGATAAGCTCTTTGACCTTTGCCCTGTCGGTCTTCTCGGTTATGCCGAGCTCCTTCATAAGCTTGGCGACTGCCTTCTTGCTGTTCTTGACACTGATGTTGTTTACTTCCTCGTCGGTATACTTCTTTTCGGGCTGAGACTGCTCTTTCTGCTCCTCGGCGCCCTGCCCCTCCGTGGTTTCAACATTCTTGTTTTCTTCTGCCATTTTTTTACACTCCTTTTCTCAGTTAAGGTCAACTGTTCCCCTGTTTTACGATACAGGCAAACGATTTTTGGATATAAAAACAGCGCCCTGCAGTCAAATGCAAGACGCCGTAATTATTGAATTAAACTATTACAGATTAAAGCCTGAACTTATCAACTTACAAATAAAATCGTCGGTTCCATTGTACTCTTGAACTCCGAGAACATCGAGTGCTGCCGTCGCAAAACTTTCAAGAGGCATCCCCATAAAAGAAACATCCGAATCAAGCATTTTTGTTTTAAGAAGTTCAATAAATTCTGGCGATGCACATCTGGATTTTGCGCCAAAAATAACGGCGTTTAGATTAAGGATCGGGATATCTGACTTAGCACCTAATAACACCGCGTTCATGTCATTCGCAGACATTCTCGATATAAGAGAACTAACACTGTTGTTTGTATTTACTGATTTCATTATCACGGAGCACCTCCAATCTTTTTGCAATATCGTTTCTTCCGATACTTTTTGCCAGATCTATTTCCACCTGATAAGCATCGATCTCACGCTTAATACATTTTTCCGGATTCTGAAAAACTCTCATCCCGAGCCATCCGTCTTTCATATCGTCTTCTGCGTGCCTAAGTTCATGAAGCCACGCACCGTAGCTCGCATTTTCAGAAATATAGACAGTTCCAGGTTGACCTTTTGATAGACCCGGTGAATACGAAAGTTTTTCAGCCTTCGTTCTGATTAACGAGACTCCTATCTCCTCAAGATGAGTTTTAATCGCCTTTATTTCCTTTGGATTTGAATCTTCTGCGCTTCCGAGTGCTTCTCGCAATGGGTCATCCGTAGTTCTAAACTTGCTTATATTTATTATATCACTTTTTTTGAATTTTTCAACACCATAGGGTGATATTTTTCGCTCCCACTCTTTGAGCTTCGCCTGATATCTCGCCACATTCTCGGGATCGACGCTGCCGACTGTCAGGCGCTTATACCGCTGCACCATGTTTTCTATGTGCGCACGGTTGTATCGTCCGTAATCGGAAACATCGTTTTCCTCGTTGTTGTAGTGATTGATTTCTTCAAGCTCCGGATAATAGGTTCCGAGTCCGTGCCGGCACCGAGGGTGGAACAGCCCGAGCTTCATCGCCTCGGACAGCAGCATATAGTCGCCGTCGTCCGGCTTGCCGCCGGAATACACATCATCGATGAGCACCTTACGCTCAAACGGTCTGCAGAGTTTGCAGGCGGAAGCGTGATGCGAAATAATTACGAGCGTCTCGCCTATGCTTTTGCGGAATTCACCCTCACCCACCATATATGCCCGCTGATTCGCCGTTCGAACGGCCATCGAAGCATAGTCCGCGATGTTGACCCTGCGTCCGTCGCGGTACTCGATGCAGTTGATTCCGCGTTCCAGAAAGTCTTTCACAGCCATATCGTATGCCTGTGTTTCGGTCATCACGCCGTTTGAGGCATACATTCCTGCTCGAAAGATGGTCTGCCGATAGGTGTCGTTCATCATACGCAGCACGGCAGTATTTGCCGCACCGAGATCGTTTTGCAGGGCGTTAATCATCCCGCTTATCTTTCGGTCGTTGACCTTGAAGAAGCTTTTGCGCATGGTCTTTGCGGATTTATAGCCCTTGCCGAGGGCTTTTTTATAGCGCTTCAGCTCATGCTTCGAGCCTTGCCGCAGCTCCGCTTTCATATGCTCCGATACTCTGTCCGACAGACCGCGAGTTCGGCTGCTGATAATCTGCCGGTTCTCGCGTTGGTAGCGTTTCAGCTCCTTGAGCTTTTCCGCCTGCCACTGAGGGTATCTGAGCCCGGCGTCTGCCTCCTCGGCAAGATGACGGGCGAGGTTACGCTGCATCGACTCGATGAGATAAAGCTCCATATCGCGATAGATCTGTGCTATCTCTCTGTCAAAATCAACGCCGCTCATCTGTTACCTCACTCAAAATCGTTCAGCGCGGGTTCGTTCATTTCGAGGATACCGCGCTCCTCTTTTATGCGCTTGACCTCTTCCGCCTTCCAATCGTCGTCCTTGTCGTCGCCGTAAAGCTCGTCGACCTGGGTCTTGGTCGACATTATGCCGCTGGTTGCCGCTTTGCCGATAGTCTCGACTTGTGCCTCAAATGACGGATTCGCATAGCCGCCGAAGTTAACGGTCACGTCAACCTCTTTGCGCTCGCGGTTGTTAAGCGTGCAGTAAAAATCAAGCGAAGCCTGGACGAGGTCGCGTATCGCCTTGTTGAGGACATCGGTGACCCTGTTGCGGGTATAAAGCGTAGTTTTTTCCTTTTCGCGCTGCGCCTCGGCGTTGTCGAGCTTTTTAACGTCAATGCCGAGCGTGGACGGAGAAATTATGCCCTGCAGACAGAGGTCAAGCGCGGTGCAGTACGAGGACAGTAAAGCCTCATACTGGATGGTGCCCTGTGTCGTCTCGATTTTCTGCTGCGCGCCCTCCGCCATGCTGCCCTGCAGTTGGATATAATCATTATCAAAGTCATTACTTTCGAGAACCTCTCCGGTGCGGACATTGCGCGGCAGCAGGTCGACTGGTATGTACTCCTTTATCTGACCTTTGCGCACGGCGAGCATCCACTGAGAAAACACCTCGTCAAAGGCATCAAAATCATCGAGCTTGCCGTCATAGATTGATTTTCCGCGCCCGGGGTAGATAGTTGACCGCCGGAACATCAAAGGCACTGCGGGCAGGAAATGAGCGTTATTTTTGATGTTCTTGCATCCTTCAAGCTCCGGGAATGCAGAAATATCTACTTCCTTATCGTTCGACACATCCACCAGCGAATATGTTATGCTGTCATAGTCGTACCGCTCTTTGAGCAGATACGGCTTCTGATTGATAGTCCGCTTTGTCTTGAAAACAACCGCACTGATTCTGCCGCGGTTATACTCAAAATCCACACGGTCAGCAGGATAGAACTCAATGATCGGCAATTTGCTAACCGTGGGGTCATACGACAATTTAAAAGCGCCGTCACCCAGATACAAAGTATCTCGGACGGCGTCGCTTATTATGTCGGTTATGAGGTTTTCTTCGGCTATGTCCTCCCACACCTTCCCCATGTCGGGGTCATCAACGGTAATAGCATACAGGTCTCCGACACAAACATCGGTCAGCGTATCGACTATCAGTGACGGCAGCCCGGTGTGAATTTTGCGGATCTTCATTCCGCGCGTCGGCTTGCTGCCCCAAAAGTGTCCGTTGCCTATGTTGTCCTGAATATGCGCATAAAGCTCTTCGATTTCGTTCGCCCTGCCGCGATACCAGATACGGTCTTTAAATACTTCGGCGTCATGGTCCATAAGCTGATGGATATTTATAGACACTCCGTTATCTGTGCTGATATTCAAAAAGTTCCTTACGGCGGTTCTGACTCTGTCGCCTAGGCTCATTTAATCACCCTCCTGTTACTGCGCCGATCTGCTTAACATACGGCAGCCATCCGTACTGCGACGCATTTACTGTGTGGTCGTTTCGGTCTTCCGGCTGATTGTCTTTGTCCTGCTGCCAGCTGTACAATTCGAGTTCTGCGATATGGTTCTTGCAGTGGTCGCACACAAGGTAATGCCCCGTGTGCAGCCAGCCGAGCTGCAGGTTTATACGGTCAATTATCTTTGTCGCCTTATAGGCGTTGTTGAAAGAATAGAGACAGGCGTTATTCCGACGGTACTTCAAAAGTTCCGTCATAGTTGCCTGATCCGCGGAATCGATAAAGACATTCCGTGCGAGCCCCCACTCCTTGCGGTTGCGCTCCAAAAAGTCAATGTAGTTGCGCACCGTGTCGCTCGGCGCTATCGGCTCGCTGATGTCTCGGTTGTTATAGACCCGCTCGTCAAGGCATATTACCTTTCGGTCGCCGGTGATGCCGAGAAACATCATCGCTATCGTGTCCGGAGACTGCGAGGAATACGCCGTATCAAGCCCGGACGAAAACGCGATGAACTCAAACGGATCATTCTCATCCTCTAAGCGCTTGCGTATCGCCGCTTTTGATATAACATGCCGCTTGCGGTCAAAATTAGAAAAGACAAGCCCGGTGGCTCGTCCTCTCAATCCGAGTATTTTATTCTTGTAAATCTTTGTACCGGCGGGAACGTTGCTTATAATCTGCTGCCGCTTCTCGGGTGTCAGGGCGGCGTTGTGGTCAAACGAGAAGTACCACCACACCCATCCGGGCATTGCCGGAGAAGAAAGCATGGAGAGCAGTTCCGGCGGCGCGTCATCTGCATATTCGGGCAACGGTCGGGAACGGTTAATATATTCCGAATACACCGGCAGGTTCGGATCGTCGGGGTTGAGTGTAGCAAGCAGATAATCGCAGCGCATAGCCGCCTCGCGCACATACTCCATATCCGCAATGTTTATCTCGTCGATATAAAGGCAGCCATACTGGCCGCCCAGAGCCTTTTTCCAGCGAGCTTTGTTGTCGTAGCCGAGCACATATATTATTTTATCCTCTGCTCCTGTTCGAAAGACGATATGCGGCAAGCTGTACTGACCCTTACCGCCGCTGTTGTATTCTACCCGGGAGCCGAACACGTCTATAATGCCGAGCTCCTTGTTGATGATGTTTTTTTCGATTGTTCCGGTGTCCAAGCCGCTGACGATGTGAATCTTTTTCGGGCTCGCCGCAACGCGGAACATAAACTTCATAATGCCGACCGTAGTCTTGCCGGCATAGGTCGTCCCCTCGAGGAACTCGACCGACGCCGAGCGGCAGCGGAGGAAATCGCGGAACTTCTTACTCAGCAGGACCTCACTCATTGCTGCTCAACTGCCTCAGAATACTGTCGAGCTTGTCAGACGGTTCTATCTTAGCTTCAATACCGTCCTTGAACAGACAGAACCGCTTTCCGAGCAGCTCCGCAGCCTTCAGGCGCTCCTTTTCGTCCGGCGGCTTATCCAGAACCTTTGCCGCCGAGCAGCCGTCACCTTGACCTTCCACAACAACGACGCTTGCCGTGCTGTCTCCGCGCATCACGGCGGTGAGGTACTCCATGACCTCCTGCGCGTCGGCTATCTTTTTCGAGCTCAGCTCATCAAGTTTTGCTTCGATGTAGGCTTTAACATTAGCATTTGTTAGCAGCCTTGACGCATTGGCTCTCGCAGCATCATCCGATTTTATCCGTGGATAAGCAGCCTTGTATGCTCTTGTCGCGTTGCAGTCGACGATGTACTCATCTGCAAACCGCCTTTGCTTGTCAGTCATGGGTTCACCTCCTAGTATCCGAAAAATATTTTGCACACATTGGCTTTTAAAAAATTTTTTTCAGATTGTTAATTTTTCTTTTTATTATAATTTGAAAGATTTGTCAACGTTAATTTTATTTTCTCTGTTTCGCAGCAAATTAGCATCCAATCACATATTATTCTCGTAAAAAACAGATATAGACAAAGCTGGTGCGACCGTTATAATATAGTGTCAAAGCTGACGGATCTATAGTTACAGTAAAGGATATATTCGCTTGCATTTAAAATAAAACAACGATGATTCCATGATTCCGCAAATCAGAAATTTATAAAAAAAATGGAATATTCTGTCGAGCTAATGTATATTCCTGTTTTATGTGCGCGTTCCCGCGCATGGCCGTATATATCAAAAAAAAGAAAAGGGAGTGTAAAGACACATGCTATTTCAAAAAAGTAACATAACCATTACCGTCGTTAATTCGAATATCGACTCTCTACACACCTCCTGTGAGTCATCGTCTGCGGCTAAAACGAAGAAAAAGAAGTCGCACGAAGTCACTCACATCGTTCTATCCTTTACAGCGTTATTCCTCGCGATTCTCGTCGCATATTCGGCTTTTAAGTCGGACTCACAGACGGTCTCTGTCCTCGCTTTGGAAGTATTAAAAATTCTTTTGGAGCAAATTTACAATTCACAAACATAAGCCCCGCTATTTATGACGCCGCGGGGCAGGCGTGTGTGAAAGGGGACATAAAAATGAAGAATAGAATATCGGTACATTCTTCAGCTTAAAGGTTAGCACATATGTGTGTGCCATGTGTGCCAACTTTTAATTTTTCGCGATAAATCTGTAACAGATATGCTTGACGCTGTAAGAACTACTACCGATTTTATCCGCCACATCTTCCCATGTCAGTCCCTCGATAAAGCGCAGCGTGAATATCTGCCGGGTCAGGCTGTCGGGAATATCCGATATGTAGCGCTCAAGTCGGCTGCGCTCATATATGCGCTGCTCGATTTTAGCCTGGATTATAGCTTCGAGATCCGTTATCTCCGCTATGCAGCGTTCAAGCGCAGGCTCAGGGTTCGGGCTATGCGGCATACCGTCGTAGTTCGGCGACCTCGGACAGAGCAAATTTGCCCGCAGTTCCGCAAGCCTCTCACGGTCAAGCTCTATCTCCTTGTCAAGGTAGTACAGCTGCGACAACTCTTTAAGCGTCATTTAACAGCCTCCTCTCGGCGTTTCTCGTGTTTGTCGAGCTCTGATTGCAGGCAATGCCGGAACGGGCACAGCGGCCTCTCCCCGCCTGTCTGTACGAGGAACACACAGTGCTCGTTCGGGCAAATCTCAGGCACTGATGTCACCGCCTAACAGCTCATGTTCGCCGCTCTGGAGCTGAAGCTCCGTCTCAGACATCTCATAGCCCAGCTCGCAAAGAAACTCATAAATTCTGTCAAGGCTTTGGTTTCCTCTGTATTCCGGTGCTGATTTAGCGTTGTTTGATGCATACCACCCGGCGGTATAGTAGCCGTTGCGTTTATCGTCTCCTGCCAGCGCATATGTGACAACTATCGGCGCACGCTTGTCCTCGGCGATAAACTGCCGCCATTTCGGCGCATCCACATAATGCTCTTTTTCGTCTGCTCCGATCTCGGAATTGATATATGCTCTGTCATATGTACAATAGTCCGTTATCTCGCAACCCGCAAACATCACAAGCCACTTGATGATTGTTTCTTTATGTTTTTCGACTGCGGTAAAGTTCTTGACAAAGTTTACGCGGCACTCATACGCCGTTTTTGTCAGGCGCATTAATTCGCGGTTGGCGCTGTCTATACGCAGCTCGCATTCCGATTTTTCTTCTTTCCTTTTTGATGCTTTGGCTTTCTTCCGCATAAGGTACACCGTGCCATAGGATATTTCCCAAAAAAGTTCCTCTTTGTTTTTGGGCTTTTTAAAAGTTCCTTCTTTCCAGTCTGCAATCTCACACCGTTCAATCCAGTCATAGGCGGAGCTGTAAATTTGGTTTTTTACGGCTTTTGCGCCGATTGCCTTTAGCTCAGCTTTGACAAGTGGCGTTTTCTCGGCTTCAATCTGCCGCCTCTTCGCGCGAGTAAGGCTGAACTCAAACTCGCGTGTTCCGACAACTTTCAGCAGCTCGCGGCGCTCTTTTTCGTCTTTTATGTCCGCTATCTGCACATAGTTCTCGAGCGTTCCGCCGCGCTCCACCGCCTGCTGCATCTGCTCTGTAGGCAAAGTAGCTATCTTCAGGCGCTTGCGCACAGTCGTTTCGGCGAAGCCGGTCTTTTCGACAATCTCGGCAACCGGCACGCCGAGGTCAAACATCATCTGCATACCCTGTGCCTGCTCGTAGACCGTCAAATCAGATCGCTGCATATTTTCAAGCAGCATCGTAGACAGCTGCGTTTTATAGTCCATATCAACCACGGCGCAGGGAACCTCAGTCAGTCCCGCCTGCCTTGCGGCCGCGAGTCGTCTGTGCCCGATGATAACGGTATACATGCCGTTTTCGGCCGGAACGACCGTCAGGTTCTGCAGGATACCGCGCGCTTTGATGGATTTCGCCAGCTCCGTGACATCGCCGATATTTTTCCTCGGGTTGTCCGGGTGCTGCAAAAGCTTCGTTACTTCGATGTTTGTTATCATGATTTGTCTCCTTTCAAAAATCCCATTTCAATGAGTTCTTGACCGCATTGCGGACAGTCGTGCCGGTCATTATCATCTGCCTCGAATATCTTGCAGCAGTAATAACATCTCAGGCAGCGTGTGTCCCGGTCGCTTGTCTGCTCCCGTATGTAGCGCCTGTTGGTCTCTTCCTGGGTTATTTGTTTCAGCATGGCAGCTCCTCTATTCTCACATAAATTCCCGGCACGGCAGCCCAAAACTTTTCGCTGATCTCCGATGCGACCTGCGCATCGTCCTTCCAAAAGTGCAGGCGGGTCATGCAGTCTTTCAAGGCTTTTTCAAGATTGTCTGTATCGGGTTTCGAGGTTTTCCATTCCCCGTCTCCGTGTTTCGTCCCTGTATTGCTGAAACACCATTTGACCATCAGCCTGACTGCGCCTGAATACGGTTCCTGCGGAATGTGTGCTGCCAGGTGTGCCGTCAGCTTACTCCTTGCCGCTTTCAGCTCGGTTGAATCGTACATTATCGCCTTACCGTTTTTGACGGTTATCTTTTTGTCGTGATGCGTTACCGTGGGCGGATGCATCGGCATGAAAAATTCAGTTGTCACGGTAATCGACTCCTTCCCATTTGCCCGTTGTCGGATTATACCGCATGTAATCATGTGCCTTGTCAAAAAGGTACTGCAATATTTGAGGCTGCGATATAATCCATTTCACAACGGCGCTTTCAAAAATGTTAAACTCAGTTTCCGGAAAAGAGTGATATAGCGGTGGCATTTTCTTTATAATTTCCAATCTTTTGACTTTTTTCATTTTTTACAATTTCGCTCCTTTTTCTCAAGTTTTTCGCTTTTGTCTAAGGCAGGCGAAAAGTTGTGTGCGGCGGCAGCTTTAAGCCGCCACACTTTACGCCCTTAGACTGACAGACGCAAAACGCATTTTATGTATCGTAGATACTATACTTTGCGTGCGTCTGTCGCAAAGTCGGTAAAAGACCGAGTTTGCGGTTGCAAAACGCATTTTCGGTAAAAGACCGAGTTTGCAACTCTGAGATGCAGACGCAAAAGACCGAGTTTGCGGCTTTATTTTTTACCGACTTCACCGTTTTCAATCCAAAATTTTTGTGATTCTTTTAAATGTCTGCGAACCGTATCTTCAGACTTACCCATATATTCCGACAGTTCTTTTACAGTTACTCGACCATCCATATTACAAGCATTAAAAGCTGTTTCGATACTTGCAGAACGATCTCTTTGACGCTCTTTAGAATCTTTTTTACCTTTAAAATTTTTCTGCCAGGTCTTGTTCCACGCCGGTCTATCATCTTCCGGCTTTATGTCCTCCAGCACTCCGGTATCATCTATCCGATGCACGGGGTAATCGAACCAAAGATTGACCGGAGCGAACTTCGGGAACTCACGCAAAGTACCTTCAATCCGCCACGCGGTACGCTGCTCTATGCTGTTCCACGCTGTTCTGACTTCGGCAAGCATAAGATCGCGGGATGCCGGAGATAGACTCTCGCCGCACATTTTGAGCAGCTCGTGCGCGGTGTTTTCTTCGTCCTGCGACGGTTCCGGCAGCTTGAAGCGGCGCATCCATTTAAGACAGATTTCACACTGCGCCTTGTCCTCTTGCTGTTTGCGGATACCGTCGGTTATATCAAGTTCTATGAGGTCGAGCAGCGCGTCGGGGTCGCGGGCGAACACTCCGCTGCCGGACGCTCTGTCCATGCTCCTCTTGCCGCCCTGAGCGCCTTTTGAATGGTGGTGGCAGTAGATAACCGCACACCCGAGCTCGGTACAGACCTTGTCAAACTGGTTGCAGAAATGCGCCATCTGATCTGCGCTGTTTTCGTCGCCGGTGATGATTTTATAAATCGGGTCAATGACAATGGCGATATAGTTTTTCTTTGCGGCGCGTCTGATGAGCTTCGGCGCGAGTTTATCCATCGGAATGGATTTGCCGCGCAGGTTCCACACATCGATGTTATGTAGGTTTTCCGCAGCCCAGCCGAGCGTTGTATAGACATCTTTAAAACGGTGCAGACAGCTCGCACGGTCAAGCTCGAGATTGACATACATTATCTTGCCCTGGGTACATTTGAAGCCCAGCCATTCGCGCCCCTCGGCTATGGCGCAGCACAGCTCTATCAGCGCAAAAGACTTGCCGGCCTTTGACGGTCCTGCGACAAGCATTTTGTGTCCCTGCCGCAGAACTCCGTCTATAAGCGGCGGCGCAAGCTCCGGCAGGTCGTTCCACACATCGGCGACGCTCTCCGGATCCGGCAGGTCGTCGTTTATGCTTTCAATCCATTCTTTCCATTCGTTCCATGAGCTCTTGCCGATGTTGGTATCAAGCAGATATTGTTTCTTTCCGTTGCGTTCAACGCCCGGCATACGGCTCAGCCGCGACGGATTTTTGTTCTGGCGGTCGATATCTATGCCGTTTTTCTTGCACACATCATAGAGGTAATCAACACGCTTGCGGTATTCGTCAAAGTTTGCGGCATCGATACGTACAATGGCGTGCAGGCTCTTTCCTCCGCTGTAAACGAGACAGGCAATCGGCAGCTCGAGCTCGCGTATTATCTGGTTTTGATGGGTGATGTCGGTCGTATCGGATTCGACCAGAGCATATCGGAACTCCGTCACATTTTCATTTTTGACGCCTTTGCCGTCCAGAGGATTGAAGCGTATCCACGCCCCCGCCTCCGGCTTGCAGTCGCCTATTACGCGACCTATGTCGCCCTCGCATTTGCTCAGAGCCTCTATAAGCTCTCCCGCAGTCCTGGTATACACGCCTTTCGTCGGAAGGTATTTACTGTCTTTTTTCCAGCTTTCGGTGACATAACCGACCGTCTCCCCCGCCTCAAAGAGCGTTTCGAGATATTTGGTAATCTGCTCTACGGGATTCCATTTGTCGGGAATATTCAACTCCTTGCCTTCAATCCAGCTTTTGTCGACAAGAACAAGATCATCCTTTTGTTCTCCGATAACGCTGTCCCAGTCAAGCGCGCCGTCATCTGCCTGAAAATGCCAGCCGTTATCTTTTGCCATCTGAACGATAGTCCCCGCCGTAACCGGAGCGGCAGAGCCGTTAAAGGTCTGCCACTTCTTTTCACAGTCGCCGGAATGATAGCGCTTGTCCGGTCGGGACCATTCATCCCAGTCATCGCAGCTGTATCCCTCATGCTTAAGCGCCATGCCGACTTCCACCCATTCGGAATATGTGCAAGCAGCCGGGTCTATGTATTTTATCAGCTCTTTCAGGTCGAGCTTTTCTTCTGTCATATCGTCATTGCCTCCGGTTTGTAGTCTTTAGGCACAATGCCGCGCGGAACACGCCAATCGTTTGCAGCTATGCGATTTATCATCTTTGTCGCAGCGTCAAAGCTCCATTCGCCTACATGCAGAAAACCGCGGGATTCCAAAAAGCGTATCTGTTTCGGCGTTGTGAGACCTTCTTCGCGGCGCTTGCTGAGGCGGTCAAGCAGAAGCTTTGCCTTGCCGGCGTTCTCGATTGCGTCGGGAAATATACCGAGCTTTTCGAGCGTTTTAATCTGTTTTTCCGTCGGCGGAGCACATTCCCACCCAAATGCCGGGACATAGCTTGAAAGATCCTGCGCGGAAATCGACATTTCATACTGCAGCGGGTCGACAAGTCTGCGCTTGCGCTTCCTCATTTCCTTGAGCTGCGCCGCAAGAGCTTCTTCACGCTGAGCGACAACATCGCTCTCCGCTTGCTGCTCGGCAGCCTCAATATCGACCGGACAGCCTGCCGCTTCGATATTCTCCGTCATTTTCTTGGCGACTTCTTCGCTTTCACATATCAGATGAGCAGGATGACAAAGCTCATGGCGTTCAGTGTGCCACAAGAAATCGAGCAGCAGAAGATCCTTTTTGCCGGGTGCAAGGCGCGTTCCGCGCCCAACCATTTGGCTGTATAGGCTTCTGACCTTTGTTGGTCTTAATACAATGACACAGTCGACTGCCGGACAGTCCCAGCCTTCCGTCAAGAGCATGGAGTTACAAAGCACATTATATTCGCCGCGCTCAAAAGCTTCGATTATCTCCGCTCTGTCCTGACTTCCGCCGTTGACTTCTGCAGCCTTGAAACCGCGCTCATTCAGAATATCCCGAAATTTTTGCGAGGTCTTTATAAGCGGCAGAAACACGACTGTTTTGCGCTCCCTGCAGTTCTTTATCATCTCGTCGGCAATCTGATACAGATACGGATCCAAGGCGTTGTCGATATCGGCCGCCTTGAAATCTCCGTTTTGCATTGCAACTCCCGTCAGGTCGAGATTCAGCGGAATTGTAAGAGCCTTTATCGGCGCAAGATAACCGTCCTTGATAGCCTGCGGAAGTGTGTATTCATAGGCAAGCGAATCAAAATATGAACCGAGGTTGCGCATATCGCCTCTGTCCGGCGTAGCGGTGACGCCTAAGACATGCGCGTCTCCAAAGTGCTCAAGCACGCGCTGATAACCATCGGAAAGGCAGTGATGCGCCTCGTCGATGATTATGGCGTCAAAATAGTCGCTGTCGAACTGTTCGAGCCGTTTTTCTCTCTGTAAAGATTGCACCGAGCCAACGGTTATACGGTACCAGCTGCCGAGGCAGCTTTCTTCGGCTTTCTCTGTGGCACACATCAAGCCGGTAAATTTCAGTATTTTGTCCGCCGCTTGTTCAAGCAGCTCGCCGCGGTGAGCAAGCACAAGAACCCGCTCACCGTTCTGAACACACTGCTTTGCAACATTAGCGAAAACGACTGTTTTGCCGGTGCCGGTCGGCAGGACAAGCAATGTGCGGTTATTGCCGCTCGCCCACTCGTTGAATATTGCCCGTTCTGCTTCCAGCTGATAAGGTCTCGCGTCCAAGGATTAAAAATTCCCCGGAGTGAAAGCGGGACGCTGAGTGGATTCGTCCGGCTCAAGGAATTTCTTGACCTCGTTATAATAGTTGTCGTTATAAAGCCTCTGTCCTACTTTGCAGCGACCTTTTGAACCTACAACCTGCGCCCAGTTCATTCTCAGAGGTTCGCCGTGTTTCTTCTGACCAATACTGATAAAAAACGCGCACACAAGCCCTTCCGTTTTACGCGAGAGGAAAAGATTATGTTTGACGATTGCTGTACCCTGCGGCGCGTCTATCTGAAGCGTAAGCTCCGCTTTCGGGCAGGCAGACATCTTCTCCGAGCCGTTAAAATAGCCGCGTTCAAAGCTCTTGACGGTGAATTCATATTCCCCTTCTGGCAGAAGTACAAATTCGTTTTCGGCTTCGATTACACTGTCCCAGTCGAGGGCGTCGTTTCTGTTGGTATTGTAGTTTTCGTTCATAGTTAATACTCCTTTTTATTTAAAATTTTCTTATATGATTGACGATGATATCGTAGACCTGCTCCCATGCGCCGATAAGGCAGCCGTTAATGAAAGCTTCGCCATAATTGAGAATTGGCGTGTCGGCAGTGAAGTAACCTTTCCACGCTACCGCACTTCTAAGCTCATCTTCGGTAACGTTGTTCGCCGTCATGAGTTCACGCAGCGCTGCCGGTAAGCCAGAACTCGGTTCAGTGTTCTCAGTGTTCGGGGTAGGCTCATCGGCATCGGCGGTAAACTCGTCGATTTTTGCCTTGAGCTCCTCTATGCTTTTTTTCGGCGGGTCGGGCAGCGCATTCGTCTGCGGCTTATCTTCCGGCGCCGCTGCGACATATGCACCGGAAGACGGAATAAACGGTGCGATGACGCTGAAATCGAAATCGACCTCGTCCGGCAGCCCGTATCTGTTCTTCGCATCCCAGCAGGGATGATGATTGGTATACATTACCCTTCTGCCGCCCTGTGCCTTTCTGCTGTCGGTCTTCTCGTCCTTTATCACGAACGTCTTATAATTGACGAAGAGAACCGTGTCTGCCCATTCTTTTACGATCGGCGCGACATTTTTTGAAAGTTTCATCTCCCAGCGGTCGTATGCGCCGAGCTCGTCCGGCTGCTCAAACTTACGCATTTTGGCGTGAGCGGTCAGCACGACGTTAATACCTTTTGATATAACCTCATTGAGCAGGTCAAGAAGCCTGCCGAACTCTTCGTAGAGCTTTGTATAGCCCTTGCCGTATCCGAAGTCCTCAATGCTCTGTTTGTGATTTACGGAACATATATGATTACTTGCAAGCTGCTCTGCCCAGTCCGCTGTGTCGATGACAAGCGTCATACACAGTTCGGGGTGATCGCGAACATATTTGACCTCTTCGAGAAGCATCGTCCAACTGCTCGGTTTGTCAAAACGCTTAACGTTCAGCCTCTTTGTGCTGCCTTCCGTGTCGATGAAAATCGCGCCCGGGAACTTGGAAGCAAAGGTTGATTTGCCGATTCCCTCCGGACCGTAAACTATGACCCGCTGTGCATCTTCGACTATTCCTGATGTTATGTTCATTAAAACTGTCCTGCCTTCCATGCTTTTTTAGTCTCTTTTTTAGTCTCCGTCGGTTCGTTCACCACATATCCGTCCTCTATAAGGACACTGCATTCATCGCCGGTACTGACCCTCGTTGCTATCGCCTGCAGCCCCTCAGACTCAAGCCATTTGCCGAACTCAGCAAGAGTGTCAAGATCCATCTGCTCGAGCTTATCAAGCAACACAAACCCGCAACTGGGGTTGAGCTTGCGCACGATGGCCGTGGAAACCTTGAGCTGATCCGCTCCGGACATATTGTCCCACTTGAAGCCGTTGTATGTCAGCTCGCCATCCTTGACCGACAGCCCCGGCAACGGAAGCTGTGCGGACTTGAGCAAGTCGGTTTTCTTTTGCCTGACATCTTCAAGCTCGTTTGTCAGCTGGCTGTACTGAGTCTGATACGCTTTCGCATCCTCTTCCGCTTTCTCTTTTTCAAGGTTGGCACGGATTTTAATGTTGATTTTCTCAACATTTTCAATGTCCTCTTCAAGCTCGGCGGTGCTCAGATCTTCGAGGTGCTCCGTCTCCATGTGCGCGATTCTGAGGTCATCCATAAGGCTCTGCTGCTCCGTCATAAGACGTTGAAGCTCAGCCTGGATTCCGTTTATTTTGCTGTTGACGGCGTCATAGTGATGCTGTATCTCAGCGGCTCGGTCACGCTTACGCTTATTCTCGGCGTTATGCGCCATAATACCTTGCTGCTGTTTGATAAGCTCGGATGCGGAAATCAGCTGCTCCGGTACATCCGGATACTCCGTCATCTCTCTAGCATACTTGAGTTTCTGATCGGCTATCTGTCCAATCATGTGGCGCTTGTTGTAGAGCTCCGTCTCGTCGTGCTCAAGCTGTGCGAGCCTGTCTCCAACGCCGATTATGCGCAAAAGTGTGTTGGCTTTTTCCTTGTTTGATGCGGTCGTGAACCTCGGCAAATCAAGCGCAAGCTGAGAAATAAACTCGTTTATAAGCTGCTGACCGCCTTTTCTGCCGGTAGGGTCTGTGACTTTCAAGGTGCTGTTCTTCCCGGTGCGCTCCACTATGATGCCGCTGTCCATTGTGATTTTGAGATTGGGCGGCAGTACAGAGCCCTCACGCTGTGGCTCTGACGGACGAAATCTATCGCCCCCAAGCGCCCATGCAATGCTGTCGAGCACAGAGGTCTTACCCTGACCGTTACGCCCGCCTATCACAGTCAGACCGTTTTCGGTGGGCTCGATTTTGACCGCCTTAATACGCTTTACATTCTCGAGCTCAAGGCTGTTTATCTTCATTTGACATTAGTCTCCCTTCGTGTTATCATGATGTTGAGGTTTTACCTTTGCCGTCTTCGCTGCCCACTCAGCGTTGGCGGCTTTTATAATATGCGCAGCCGTCTTCCGTCGGCGGCGATTCGCGAAAAATCCCGGTCTCGTGGGTGTACATACATGCCGTGCCGTCCCAGTCGCCGCACGGCGCTGCCATGCGTCTGCGCCAGTCACAGCTGTTGCAGATCGCCATTTTGCGCCACGGGTCTCGTCCGCGCTTCGGTGCCGGTGCCGGTGCTGACACGATTACTTGCTGCCGCCGATGGTCGGTCAAGCCGGCGAGATAATCAATTGACACATCAAAATACTGCGCTATGTTAACTGCCATCGGCAGCGACGGACAGCTCTTGCCGTGCATATACGCCGATACCATGTTAGGCGCGGTGCCGAGTGCCGCGGCAAGGTCTTTCTGCGTGACTTTCGGCACGCTTTCGCGCATCAGGTCTTTTAGCCTGGCAGCGAGAATCTGTACATCGAACGTGCTTTTAGTTGTCTGGTTTCCCATTGCGTTTTGTCTCCTTTCTGTCAAGTATTTTTGTTTTCAGCCTGTCCTCGAACTCAATAAGCTTGTCCTCCTTGACAAATCCATAGATGATAAGCACGACCGCGACAATTTCAAAGACAGTTTGAATTGCAAACTTCAATACCATAGTTATACCTCCTCTTTCTTTATCTCCGGTGCTTGTTCGATTATCTCAATGCGTCCTTCTGCCTTTCATTTTTGTAAAAGCGAGCGAAGCGTCAAATTCTCCTGTTCGAGTTCCCGCACTCGCTTCTTCAGTACGGCCTTTTCACCGGAACGGCTGACCCACTCTTCAATTCTTCGAGCTATTGCGGACGAGCCGTCAAAATCTGGGTAGTATAGTGACAGACCTGATGTGTCAGGGTCAATGCCGACTTGCCTTGAGATGATATCAATAACCGCCCGAGCGGCCTCATAACGCCGGACAAATAAGTCATTGCTCTTATCCTTGATTCTGCAAAGCGTTGCAAGATCTTCTTTGGGCAGTGTGTCATATCTGTGAGGGTCTTTCTTTTGTGCAAGTGTGCCCTCGTAACGGGCGAGGACTTCGGCCTCGTTTTCGTCTATTGTGTAAATATAATTACTCATTTTCCTGCCTCCTCAAAAAATCGGTGCCCGCCTATCGTGCAGACATAGGTCTGCGATTCGTGCCAAAGGCTCTGACACAGCGCCGGCGCATAAAAATAAAGTATTTCGCGATCCGTAGCGGTCTCGCCGGCATCAAAGACTGCGGCGACGGCTTCCCTCGTCTCTGCGTTCGGTTCTACCCGGCGGTCGGTGTAACCATACTCCGCAACTATCTCCGCGGGGCGTTTGCCAGTCTTTTCACACGCATTTAAAATGCACTGTGAGACCGCCATTTTGCCATCAAACGGCTCGATTCCAGATTCAGCCATAACAACCTTGCATATAAGCTCTCGCTCGTCTGCGGTCAACCGGTAGCGTGCTGTGGGTATCTGCGCCGATACCGTCAGCTCGGGCGCAATAATCGGTTCTGTCTCCGGTATCGTGATTTCCTCAGGAACCGCTGCCGCCGCGAAAAGCAGGACAAGCGCCAGCACTGCGGCAATTGTTAAAAATCCTTTTGTCATTTTGATGTCTCCTTTCTGTTTTTGCCCTTAGCTCACCATCAGACCGATGTCTCCGCGCTTGAACTGCTCAAGCCGGTCAAGCCTAATGTAGTACGAGTACGACCCGCTCGGATTTTTGATCGCGATACAGAAGGTGCATTTTCCCTCCCTCGCGAGCAGACGGATCTGATGCGGCGGTATGTAGATAACCTCTCTCAGGTACATTGACGCCTCGTCGACTGACATAAGTGCCATTTTTTTACGCATGGTTTTTGTCTCCTTTCACGAGAGCGCTTTCAAGAAGCGTTCTTTTCCTTTTACGGTGATAAGCATCTGAACACCTGTCCAGTCGGTCTTATCGTTGTATGTCTCCTTGACGGTGAACAGCCCTGAATCGACATGCTCCGCATAGGGCATCAGCCTGCCGCGCTTGTCGCGGTAAATGTACTTGTGGTCTATAAGCCACTTTACGAAGTCGTTCTGCTTCAGCCCGAGAAGCTTTGCTGTCTCTCTGACACCGGTAAGGCTCTCGCGGTCGCACAGACCGTCAAAATATTCCGCTTTTGGCTGCATAATGGCGTTCTGAACCGAGAGGTTAGCGTTTATAGTCTTGAATCTCTCAAGCCTTTCCTCAGCCATTCTGAGAGCTCTTGACATCACCGCTTCGGGTGAGTTCCACTCTCTTTCAAGCTGCAAGAAATACTGTCTCGCCTGCTTGCCTTTCTCGTTGCGCTGAAGCATACAGATTTCTTTTGCCATGTCGATTGTGAGTTGTGCGTCGGTTGCCGGTCTACCACCGGTACTTTCGGACAAAAATGTCTGAAAGTCCGCGCCGTCTGTAAAACCGTATTCGCACATTCTCGAAAACCACTTGTTAAAAGGTGTTTCCACTTCAAGAAATTCGTGGAGGTCTCTCGCTAAGACCGTCGGTCTGTCGCTCTCATAGTTGATTTTGATTAACTCGTTCATTTACAAAGCTCCTTTATATTGACTTTTAGTCTTGAAATTTATATACTAAAAGCAAAAAATGTAGAGGTGTGTCATGAAAGTTTCTAAAACAACGAATGTTACTCTCCCGGCATCTGCTTCCTGGAGAATTGAAAAATTTTCATTGCTTGAACTTTTTAAGACTATTGAAGATGAGTACACCGCACTGATTCCGGCATCGGAGAATTATCGAACTACCGTAGTCGTCTGTCGCGACATAAGCGACGAGACAAGGTACACTTTAGAGGAATTTAAGAAGCACTTTTCAGACAGTACGCCTTTTAAGTCTATAACTCTTCTGTGTACCAACGCACTCGAAGGGTCCGCGTACCTTTATCTTGATACCGAAAGCATTCTGTATAAGACTCCATATCAGTGCTACATTTCAATTTCTTCCTCAAGTCTCACAGAAGCAGAAGCAGAAGATTTTTTAAAGAAGATGACAGCTCTTGCTATTTCGTTTTTATCGGAAACAAATGCAGCGCAGAACATCGAAGATTCCCGCATCCAACAGGCACCTGCTTCAAAGACTCAAGAGGAATCATGCAGTGGTGATGATGACAACGCAAACCACGATCACCCAAACAGCAAGCGCCACAAGAAAAGGGCTGCATTCTGGGATTTCGCCAAAAAATTGGGATTGCTTATCACCATTGTGGGTGGCATTATTACCATTCTTTCTTCTTTTGGCTTTCGCAGTTGCACGCAGCACAATGATAATTTGAAAAACCAAACATCCAGTGTTAATAGCGAAACAGATTTTACCTAACACCATATAGTCACACCCCCCTCTTTCGACTTCCGGGCGAGTAGTTGCCGCTGCTCGCTCAGAAGCTTTTTTATTTGCTTCTCAAACTTTGTCATGGTCATCTCCTTTCTGCGACCCTCAAAGGTCGAGTATTTTGAATGACCCATCGCGCTCAAAAGTCGCTTTAAAAGCGACTCAATGGCCAAAAAAAATCGACGCTGGATTTTTGATGTCGAGGATACTTATCATAGCCTCTATCTCGTTGCTGTTAAGAACGCCTTTGTTGAGCTTGCGATTAAGCGTAGCTTCATGAATTCCCATTCGCTTCGCTACATCCGCCTGGGTCATCCCGTGTGCTCGTATTAAGCCTTTAATTTCATCCGTAGCTATCATATTTTCACCTCCTTGGTCGCTTTTTACGCTACTATACTAACATTCAAAAGAACACTTGTCAAGCGTTTTTGCAATATTTTTTTCGCTTTTTAGTTGACTTTTGCCGTAAATCTGCTACAATGGTCATGGAGGTGCGAGATATGTCTTTAGGTAATAATATAAAATATGCACGAAAGGCCGCTGGCTTAACACAAGAGGATATTGCCAGAGAAATCGGCGTTTCCAAACAAACTGTCCAAAAATACGAGAGCGGCATCATCACCACTATCTCATCCGATAAAATCGAGATTATCGCGAAATTGCTCAGAACTACACCGGCTAAATTGATGGGCTGGGAAGACAACACATCAGCACAATCATTTAAACTTTTTTCTCCCAATGTAACTGATGACGTGGTTACCTTTCCGGTTCTTGGCAGCATCGCTGCGGGGTACAATGAGATGGCTATAGAGGACTGGAGCGGAGAAACAATAGATGTCCCGCGCTCTTTTCTCAAGGGACGAAGCAAATCCGACTTTTTTGTTCTCAAGGTACACGGCGATTCAATGTATCCCATATACCACACCGACGATAAAGTCCTCATTCTTCGGCAAACCTTTGTCGAGCGCAGCGGAGATGTCGGAGCCGTTATATATGATGGAGAATGCGCGACGCTTAAGCGTGTCGAAATTTTTGACGATATGGTGAGGCTCAGTCCGCTTAATCCTTCCTACCCACCCAAAGAATTGACAGGCGCAAATCTCGAGCAGTATCACATCATCGGCGTTCCTTATCTCCTCGTGAGAGAGATAATTAAAAACTAATAGTAAGGGTGGTTTAAGGTTTGAAAGAGAAGAATTTACAGATAGGTTTGTACATAGTTTCTGCGATGTCGATTCTAACGGGATTCGTTACACTGCCTTCCGGCGGTATAGTCGCTGTTGTATCCGGTATAGGCGGTATCATCCTTACCGTGCTGTTGTCTAAGCGAACAAAGGAACTTAACAAAACTATTAATGACAAAGACTATGAAATCCAGTGTTTAAATAACAGTGTAGTAAATAATACCACTGAACTTGTCGCACTCAAAAGACACCAGGAAGAGCTCGGATTTACCACCTACGATGAGACAAAAGCCGCTACGGATACATTGCAAAAGCTAATTGAGAGTTATAACCAGACCATTGAGAAACTCCGGGACTCTATACTCGAACAAACAGAGCTTAGTGAGAAAGCCGAGAAGCGTTTAAAAACAGCGCAGAATAAGCTTAACCGAATCAACGAACTTTACAGAAGCATCAGCTACACTGTCAAGGAATTCGGCAACGGCGCGGATATTAATCCTCTCGCGTCTGATCTGCTCGAACTCGATGACTTGCTTCCGACCGTCACCCTCAAGCTGCACTGCTTTGATGTCAAGGATCTCCGCAAGGCTTTCCGAGCAAATGATAAGCAGATTGAACAGGTCATGCAGACATACGCTGCGAGATACACTACAAAGACCAACCAGACTATCTACAGACTCATGGTTATTGCTCTTCGTGCTGAGCTTCAGAATATCCTCTTGAGCCTGAAATATGAAAAGCTCGACCAGGGTATCGAAGATGTAAAGAAGGTAACCGCTAAATATCTTGCCATTGCCGAGGAAGGCAATCAGAATATAGCCGGCACGCTGAAGAAGTTCGTCGGCGAAATAGAATACCTATTTATCAATGCCGTAAAGATAGAGTACAACTACTATGTCAAAAAAGAACAGGCTCGCCAAGAACAACTCGCAATCAGAGAGCAAATGCGTCAGGAAGCCGAAGATCGTAAAGCTCTCGCCGAAGAAAAGAAAAAGATTGAAGCAGAAGAAACAAAATATAACAACGAAATCCAGTCGCTCAAGGATAAGCTCGCCGCAGCCAACAGCGAAGAGGTCAATCTGCTTCAGGCGCGAATCCTCGAACTCGAGTCCCAGCTTTCCGATGTCGCAGTCAAGAAGGACAGCATAGTCAAGCTTCAGAATGGCACTGCCGGAAACATTTACATAATCAGTAATCTTGGTTCGTTCGGCGATAAAGTGTTCAAAATCGGTATGACCCGCAGACTCTATCCGCAAGATCGCATTGACGAGCTTGGCAGCGCGAGCGTACCGTTTAAGTTTGATGTTCACAGCTTTATATTTTCTGATAACGCCGTGGCTCTCGAAGGTGCCCTACACGACCGCCTTGATGCGCAGCGAGTGAACAAGGTCAACCGCCGAAAAGAGTTCTTCTATTCCTCTGTGGACGAGCTTGAGTCTATAGTCAATGAGATAGATCCGACAGCGGAATTTAACAAGACCATGATGGCAACGGAATTCCGTCAGTCTCAGTCCTCCGATGAGACATACACCGATGATTATCGCAGTGATGTTGACTTTGAAGATGACGACGATTAAATAAAAAAGAACCCCCGGTGTTCCAGCACCGAGGGCTCAGGCATCAACACACACCATGCGTATAGAGTGGATTGATATAATTATTATATCACCCGCTCTGAGGAAACACAAGCAAAAAGGAGCGGATTTTTTAATGGCAAAGCGTGAAAACGGTGAAGGCAGCGTATATAAACGCAAGGATATCAAGCGGCGTCCCTGGGTCGTCGCGTTGCCGGCAAGTTATAGCCTGGACGAGCATGGCAAGATGATTAAAAAGCAGGAAATCCTCGGGCACTACGCATCGAGCAAAGAGGCAAAGGCTGCTCTGGCGCAATACATCGAACACCCGGTCACAGAGATAAACATGACCGTTGATGATTTGCATACGATATGGCTATCACGCCCGGAGTATAAAAACATATCCAAACAGTCTCGGGATTGCTACAACGCCGCCTGGAAAAAGATTCCCGAAGATGTAAAGGCTATCAAAATGCGTGAACTAAGAACAGAGGATATGCAGAGCTGCATTGACGCACACCTTGAGCAAAGCGGCACGTCTTTGTCGTACATTAAAAGTTCCTTTTCTCGGCTCTACGCGCTCGCATTGGAGCGTGATATCTGCCATAAAGACTATTCCAAATTTGTAAAATTGCCGAAGAAAAAGAAAAACGAGATACACCCGTTTAACGCAGAAGAAGTCGAGAAGATAAAGAAGGCTGCGGAAAACCGTGTCCCGTATGCGGATGTTATACTCATACTGATCTACACCGGTTTCCGCATCTCCGAACTGCTCGCCTTAACTCCGGATGACTACATCATCGACGAGCAAATACTTATTGGCGGTCTGAAGACCGAAGCCGGAGAAAACCGCCATGTCCCCGTATTGCCGATCATAAAGTCTTATATTGAGAGAAGATTAAATGTTGGAGGACAAAAGCTCATATGTAAGGATGACGGCACCGGTTATAGTTCGTGCTATATGCGCAAAAAGTATTATGATGCGCTTGACGCCATCGGAGTACGACGGCTATCGCCGCACAGTTGCCGCAAGACTTGCGCCACGATGATGGTCGAAAACGGCGTAACACCCGAAGCCACACAGATGATTTTAGGCCATGAGGAATACAGCACAACGCTGAAATATTATGCCCTTGTATCGGACGAAACGCTGCAAAAAGAGATGTCAAAAATATCTTAA